GTATACAATCGCTCCCTACAGGGACAATACTCACGGTAATAATCACTTATTCCAAGGCAACTTGGGCGAAACCCACTTCCACAGCGGTACGCCGATCACCGCGCCTGCGATGAAAACGACTACCGTGTAGAAGAAAGTTCCAAGGGCGTTTTGAATGACTTCCATTGGAGCCTCCTTTCTTTATGTTGTTAGTTTGAGACCTGAAGGTACTGATTCAACCTTCTTGGAAGGAACGATCAGACCCGACACAAATCCTGTGTTGTATTCATTGAGCAGGGATTCCTGCGGATCAACGATGAAGTTTACACCGCGAGTGGTGATGCCGTTCTCTGCATCGGTGTATGGTAGCCACGGAACAAGAGCCAACTTGCCCTGTCCTGCGGGGATGAGAATTGCAGGATTCTTGACGGTAACCATGCCGTTGGCATAATCATCCTTGACAATCTGTGCAATGAGTTGTTCGCCGCCATGTAGTCCGACTAGTTTAATTGGTAGTGACATAGTAATAATGCTCCTTAAGCGTAAAGTGATTCCAAATATAGTTCTTTAAGAATGGTCTTGAGTTTGTTTGGATTGCCGACTTTCAGTTGGTCAATCTCATTATTGATGATGGACAGAGTGTCTTGAGCAACATCAACTTGTTCTGTGAGAGTGATGCCCATCTCCTTGTCCTCAATCACCGTTGCTCCATAGACTCCGATGTTTGTGAGTCTATCAATCAGCGTATCAAACATCACGGGATTGGTCTTCTTACGAACTACCACACGAACGAATGTGTGCTTGTATCTATCCAAGTCACAAGAGGTATAATCCTCCTGTTCATCGTCATAGATGAGTTGTGTAAAAATAGTGAGTGGGTTGCGAATGTATTCAAGCGTCCGATTATCGGTGTCAAATACATGGAAACCCTTTGGCTCATTGAGATCAGCAAATGTAATCTGATATGGAGTGCCGAGATAGTTCACATTCCCACGGCTGTGCTTTTGGTGGAAGTGACCGCTGAAGACCGCTTCAAAATCCTTGAAAATCGCAGGATCCATTCCGTCTTCATGCTTCACTCCACGCATGACTTCATAGCCTGTGAGTTCTAAGTGACCCATGAGAAAAGGAACCTTGTTCTTCACAGCCTTCTCAATGAATGCCATGCACTCATCGTTGTTGTCCTTCGTGATCCAAGGAACAAAAGCAATCTTCACTCCATCAAACTCAAGAACCGTTGGCTGCTCCAAGAGACCGTCACCAAAGTCATTGTGAAACAACTCGCGCATGGAGTTGACTTGGTTTGTGTTCTTGAAGTAGACATCGTGATTGCCAAGGATCGCATACACCTTATGATTGGAAACAAGAGGTTGTATGAAACGCTTGCGAACCTCGTTCAGCGTAGCGAAGTTGATGAACTTGCGCCGATCAAGCAGATCGCCCAAATGAAACACGGTATCAATCTTATTCTTCTTCAAGTACGGCAAGAACACCTCGTCCGTAAACTTGAAGAAATGGTGCAGAAAGATCGGGGAATCCGACCGTGCGCCAAAGTGCGTATCCGTGATGATTGCGATTTTCATTGCGTAGAGTGTATCACTCGTCCATGAACCCGTCAAGCACATTGTTGCCGGTTTTGCTGGTCTTGCGCTTGCGCTTCTTCTTGAGTTTGTTCTTCTTCTCTTTATTGAAGTTTGCCATGTCGGTTTCTGAAAGACCGATGATCTCTGCAATCTCCTCTGATGAAGTTTCAACTTTGCCTTCATCCATCCAGTTTCTAAACTTGCCTGTTGGATCGTTGTCCTCAAAGCACTTCAACTTGATGTAGAGTTGCTTCTTCTCCTTCTGTATGCGCCGTAGGAAGGCATAGAAGGTGATCTGCGTGAAGAAGGCGAATGGGTTGGTTGATTTCTTGGGATCAAAGTTGGTGGCATACATGATGCAATTTTCAACTGCATCTCCCACCATCTCTTCTTTAAAACTGTAGTTTGTAAAATTAGGCTTCTTGGCTAGGTTGTTTGCAATGTCTAAAAAGCATTGACCAATGTAATTGCTTACGCCAGGTGGCTTTGTGCCTTCCTTCTTTGCCTTATTAACTATCTTGCGGTGCTGTGTTATCTCTTCTAAAAACTTCTTGTTGTCAATGTAATGCGCGTTTTTCTTACTCATTATTTTCTCCATAATCCAGAATAATTATTGCTTGGCTCAATCAGTTGGTCATAAATACCGGTGTCCAGTATGAAATGAAAGGTTCTATAGTTACTTAAGTAGGTATCAGAACCGTATACGAGGGTTACCTTCCCACCACGGTAGTCCGTCATCCTCGTCCCCTTCATCACCCTCATCTTGTTCTTCTTCATTGGTAGGTTTGGCAGTATACCCACTCTCTGCTGATTTGTCATCTTCTTCTGCCATTTCCACCAGAGGAAATGGTGCTTGCTTGATGTATTCCTGCATCACCTGTTGCAACTCATCCTGAGCCTTCTGAAGATCCGAATGAATCTTTGCCTCAATATAGTCTGCATACATCTTCGTATCCGGTTCTGCGGTGCAGATGACTATATCCTTCGGAACGACAAAGTATGTATCGTTCGTGTAATCAATCCAATCCTTGAGGTAAACCCCAATCTTGGCAACCTTGCCATTTCTATCCGTAGCAGGAACAGATACAACAGTCATCGGTCGTTCAAAGATATACTCATCCCCAATCCTTTGAATAGTTGCAATCAGAGTTTCTCCGTTACGCAAGCGAACAATCTTGGTAGCGGGAGGGGATCCTTCTTTTGAGAACTGAATCATAGAACCTCCTTGATCGGAATCTTCACCATCTTATATTCAAACGATTCTTCGTTGTAGATTTTCACTCTTTCAATGAAGTGCTTCAGCGTGTGATTCTTCTTTGACTTCCAATGCAAGTCATCTGCAATATCATAAAGTCTAGCCTTGTCCTTGCGCTCGGATTTGCGGAGTTGGCGACCAATGCTCTGCAAGACACGAATACGGCTTTTGGATGGAGAAGCAAAGATGATGTTTCGTAGAGACCGAATGTTGATGCCTGTTGAGAATGTGCCATAGGAAGCAACAATGATGGCGTTGTCTTCTTGCTCCGTGATTTGACGAATGTCTTCACGAACTTCGCCATCAGTCTCGCCCGACACATAGAAGACCTTACGAGTATCCCCTGCATCAGTCTTTATTTTCTCAAAGAGTGGCTTGCCGTGCTTCTCAACAAACTGAAAGAGAACAAGCGTGTTGCCTTTCGTGGAACAGGCTAGTTTTGAAATGAGCGAATTGCGTCCATCGCAAGAGACAATCCAATCAATCTCCTCTTGATAAGGAAGTCCCGCAACAGTCTTACTGATCTCGTCAGGATAGGTCAGGAGAATGCAGTCAATCTCAAGATTGGAGAGCAACTTCTTATCCATCAGATCCTTGGTTGTCGTGACTTGCTTGACAGGACCAAACAGACCTTCAATTGCCAACTTGTGAGTCTGTGTTCCGTCTAGTGTGCCTGTAAGCGCAATACGATACGGGCAGTTGGTCAACTTTGTCATTATGCTTGTCAGGCTAGCCGCCTTGAACAGGTGAGCCTCGTCACCGATCACCGCACCAAACTGATCAAAGTATTCCTTGGGCATCTTGTAAATGGACTGCCAAGTAGTGATGACTATTTGCTTGTTTAGATCGTCTTTTTCCTCACCGCCAAACACTTTGTGGACAAAATCGTTGACATTCCATCCGAATGTGTCATTTGCGGAGTAATCCTTGAAATCGTTGAAAAGTTGTGTTACAAGTGAAATGCTTGGAACAACGATCAATACTCTTCGTTGCTCTTCTTTATTGGAATCCGCTAGATGCAAGAGATCTGCATAAAATCGTGCAAGGACATAGATGATCAGGCTCTTGCCGCTAGCAGTAGGCGACAGCAGAAGGCAGCGGTTTGTATTCAGGGCATGATGAATGGCATCTATCTGATGCTCATGGGGTTCAATTGCCTCGCCCCGTGCAGACAGATTCAAGCCCTTGATGATCTTGCTGAGACAATCCTCGCGTGTGCAAGGCTCCACAGGATTGATGAGTTTATGGTCAACTGCAAGATGATACTTGCGCTCTTCGCAGAACTGCGCTAGGTAGTCAAGGAGACCGACATACAACAGCCCGTTCCTTGGTTGGAACATTCTGATCTTACCGTCCCAATGACGATTGCGGAATGCGGGGGTGAATCTTGCGTTCGGAACTTCAAAGGTGAAGTATTCCTGAATCTCACGGGCAATCGCAGGTTCGCATGATAAACGGGTGTAGACCGTGTTATGTCTATGAACGACAATCTCGGGCATCCCATTATTTAGGGTTGCCTTATGAGGTTGTTTTAGACGATGCCGTTCGTGAACTTGCGCCATTCAATGCTGTTCCGAATCACCCAATGGCGTTGGGCGATTCCCTTGAGGATGCCTTCTAGGTAGTCAACCTTCTCCTGCTGATACTCAATCTTGGACTGTAGATCAGAGAGTTGCTTATCGGAATCCATGTAGATCTCAAGATCGTTGCGAAGGATCTTGGATTGGAATGGTTCCCATCCTAATTCATCCAAACGCTCCTGTGACATCTTTCCTGTGTAATACTCCCACTTATCACGGCGAAGCGTCCTGTAGTCAGCCTGTGCCTTGCGTAGGGCTAGGCGTTCGTCATGGAAGATTACGAGATACTTGTTGTGCAACTGCGGAATGCGTACAGATTCGCTACCCAACTCGGTATCGTCAATCGGCAGATCTTTCTCTGCCATCTCTTTAATCTTGTCAAGATGCATAGTGGTCATAGTATATCACCCCCGCGATGAAAGTCAAAGGTCTGTTACGGTGTAACCTGAAACTGAAAATTTGGCGGTTGCCATCATCGTAGTGATGTCGGTTACATCATTTGCAAATTCAAGACCCGATAAATCGACAGGGATCAAACCTTTAAAATCAATCTTTCGATATGCGTTCTTTTTGTTGGTCAGCAATATGAGCGAACCCTCTTCGGATACGCCTTCATTATAATTTTGTTTGGTAATGAAATCTTGATAACCTGTATTATCAAGCATCCAATTGACAATTGAGAAGTAGTTTGAAAAGTCCTCATTGATAAGGAACTTTACAGTCAGCGAACCAAAACTAAATGATGACTTTGGAAACTTAACAGTAGGACCGATTGCATATTCTGAAGTCAGAGGATCAGCACCGCATTCAGGAAGAGTGAACTCCTGAATGAAATAGGTCATACTCGGCAACTTCCTCAAAGAAAAAAGGAAATTGGTCGGATATGCAAGATTGGTGTTTGGCTTGCTTTCAACTGCACCAACAGTTGTACGATCAGCAACACCATAGTCTTTTTCCGTGTAGATTTTGTCGGATTCTAAACTCATGCGTTTGTCAGATTCTCATAAGTGTAATAGGTGAATGCCATGTTAACAGTTGCAGTCATTGGAGACACATCTGTGTCATTTGTTTTGAATGCCAACTCGCTCACATTGGTAGGGAAAAGACCACGAAAAGTAATTCGGAATATGGGCTTCTTACGATTGGTCAATACAATAAGATAGCCTTCTTCGGACATCCAATTTCGCCATGATACGGTTTCGCCTCTTGCAGTTTTTATAGTAGTGAAATCGTTTAGTCCTGCACATTCTTTAGACCAAGTAACCAATGAATTGTAGTTTGACATATCTTCATTGATCAGAAACTTGAATGTTGCTTCGCCGTGATTGACCGCTTCGGTGCTTGCCTTGAATGTCGATCTTCCGCCAGGAAACCCTGTAGGTACATTGACTGTAGGATTCGCCCAACCTGGTAACGATACGCTTGTACAAAAGTATGGAAGCAAAGGCACACGCTTCAAACTGAACTTGAAGTTTGTAGGATTAGCAAGATTGGTATTGGTTGGCATTCCCCCCAAGATGCCAGCAGATGGTTCAGCAGGAATTTCGTACATGATGCCTCCAAAATGTATTTAGATGTAAAAGAACAGGAGCGGCATTTCTGCCGCTCCCATTCCAAGTGTGGGGGTAACTTGATAAGTACTTCGAATCAGAAGAGGTTGTTGACCTTAACGACACGGTAGTACTGGTTGCTACGAGATGCGGCTGTAGCATCAACATCAGCGATTGGCTGATTGTTGGTGTCAAGTACGAACGGATTGTTGACCATGCCGTAGCGGGTCTTGAATCCGATCTTTGGCTGGAAGGTGTTTTCACCAACAGCGCGTACCATCTGTAGCGGAACATATGGGCAGTAGAACAGTCCTGCGTCATATGGGCTGGAACCCTTATAACCAACGCAGAAGAAGTCCGAAGCCGAGTTAGTAGCAAAGTAAGGATCAATGTAGACGCGGAGGCGACCATTGAGAACACCTGCGAAGGTGTTGCCGGTGTCATCGACCTGAAGGTTGGTAGACAAGGCTGGAGCGTAGTCAAGAACACCTGACATGGCTAGAGCCGAAGCAACATCGCTGGAGCAGAGGACAAAGTTGCCCTTGCCACGGCG